ATGGCTGAACTCCTGCGCGATCCGTTTGTTGCCGCTGTGCTGGGCGGCGTGCTGCTTACCGGCCTCTATTGGTCGCTGGTGTTCGTGCTGCGTGGAAAGGGGGCAGGCAATGGCCGTTGATCGCGCGCGCTTCAGGATGGCCGTAGAGGGCGGGGCAGGGGGCTTTTCCCCGCTTTCGCCCGGTCAAAAGGGGCAGCGAGCGGCGGCGGAGATTGGCCCGGGGAGTAACACGGGCCAAAAGGGTCAGCAAGACGAAATCATCGACTACTTGACCATTGTGGTCCCGCTCTCTGCCCTTGAAGAAGTTAACTGCAAGAAGCTGGACCTCTTGCTGTTCCGCATCTTCGGTTTTCGTGGCGAAGTGGTTGCCGGTGCGATTCGTGAGAAGAACTGGAACTTCTACGAGCAGTCGGCGGTGTTGATCGACCGGGAAAACGAGGTTGTCGGGCGTGTCGGCATTGGCGGCAAGAAAAGCACCGTGTGCCTGAGCCTCACCGGCATGGGCTGCAAGTGGATTCGTGACTGGGCGCGTGTCTACAAGCAGTGCGCCATGCTGGACGCCAAGATTACCCGCGTTGACTGCGCGCACGACGACTACGAAGGCGAACGCCTGGACGTGCATGCGCTCCGCGAGGTTGCAGCTCAGGGCGGCTTTACCGAAGGCGGTTGCCCGCCCCGTCACCGCTTCATTTCCGATGAAGGCCACAACACCGGCTGCACGCTGTACGTCGGCGGCAAAGGCCACAAGGAACTGTGCGTGTACGAGAAGGGCAAGGCCGAGGGCCTGCCGTCATCGCGCTGGGTGCGCGCAGAAGTGCGTTTGTATGGCAAGCACATGGAAATCCCGCTCGATGTGCTGTTGAACCCGGGCGCGTATCTGCGCGGTTCGTATAGCGCCTTGCAGAACCTCATTACGGGCGTGTGCACGCGACTGCGCACGCTGCAAAAGCAAGTGGAAACCTCTGTCGAAGCCGGTATCGAGTGGGCGCATCGACAGGTAGGGCCTTTCCTCAACGTCCTTCGCGGAGCGCTCGGCGATTCATGGGCCGACTTCGCAGAGAGCCGCATCCTCCGTGACGGTCACCCCGGACGGTTTCGCGGTATTGCCAAGGGTGAACCACTCCATCGCTATGTGAGGGAAGAACTATGCCTATCTGCCGCGTGAAGTCCGCTGCCGTCGAAGAACGGCACAACAGCAAGACCAACTCGATCATCCGTTCTCAGATGGTCGGTCTCGATTTCGGCAACGGCTTCGAACTGCCGTTCCGTGTCGGCCTCGGCTCGCGCCCGCCGTACCCGCCGGGCGAGTACGACATTGATCCCCAGTCGTTCGCACTGAGCCAGTACGGGGACCTGATCCTGAAGCGTTACGTGGACCTCGTTCCGCTGCAGGCGAAGGCCGCAGCCGCACCGGCGAAGCCGTAAGCCATGGCCGTGCTGATCCCTGCGTGCCGCGAAGCCGACCTGGACACGGCCACGGGGACCTGCACGGCTGTGATCTGGATTCCTCAACCGGCACTGCTGCCGGAACTGCCGATTGAGGATGCACAGGCCATCGGCGCAAAGATCGCGCTCCTGTGGGCTGTCGCGTACGTGTTCCGGCTCATTCGCAAAAAAATCGAACAGTCCTAGGAGGACACATGCACAAGATGTTGAAGGCCCTGAAGGGCAAGAGCGCCGCACTGGCGGTCGTCGGTACCGCTGCGCTGGTGTCGGCGCCGGCATTCGCGTCGGGTGGTGGTACCAGCGTGGACGTGGGCGCTGTGGTTTCGGCCATCAACGCGGCCTTGGGTCCCATCGGTCAGATCGGTGTCGCGGTGCTGGGCGTGCTGGTCGGCATCAAGGTCTACAAGTGGGTGCGCCGCGCGATGTAACGGCAACCGGGGGGCAGGGCCGACTCCCTCCCCCCGGTCTTCTAACGCCCTGGACAGGGCAGGGGGCTTGGGATGGAAGGGTGGATTTGGCTGTGCGCATGGCTGGTGGCGTGCGCGATCATCTTCGTGGACTTCAGCTAATGCACTGGCTTGCACGCGTGTTTGCTTCCGCGATTGCCAGACGCATTGCATATGCGCTGATTGCGGTGCTTCTGGCATGGCTCGGTCTCGGTGACGCTCACGCTCAGGCCAAGAACTGTCGGAATGAATCTGAACGCTGTTCGGTCGCGGAAGCTCAGGCGCAGTGTGAGGCCTTCCAACCCAGTATCGCTGGAAATACCAGCATTGTTTCGTTCAGTCGTAAGAAGTGTGAGCGTGATGGTGGCGCGAGCAATGGGCGCTTCATCGTCCTGTATTGGGGCAGGGACAGGAACGGGGTAGAGCAAGGTCCGTTCAATCCGGGTGCCTACTTCTACTGGTTCAACAAGTGCTCTTCCGAACCCGAGTACACGGGTACTGGCCCTTGGGCTAGCAGTGGATCCGCGAAGAACGGGAGCATCGGTTGCCGCAACGGATGTGATGGTGCGTGGTATAGCAACGGTGATGGCAGCAAGACGTGGACGGCAACCGGCAGCATCTGTCCTGCGAATGAAGAGTCAAACTGCAATGCGATGGGTTCCGGCTACTTTTGGAACGCATTGCTTAGGGTCTGCGAGCCGACCAACGACGGAAAGTGCCCCAACGGTGCAAAACCAAACTCTCTTGGTCAGTGCGCGCCTGAGCCCTGCCCGGAAGGAATGACGCAGCAGCAGGATGGCACCTGCAAGAAGAAAGAGAACGAGTGCCCTTCGGGGCAGGTTCGTTCCCCTGATGGCAAGTGTCTTCCCGGCGACGGCCAGTGTGCAAAAGGCGAGGTGCGCGGCCAGGACGGAACTTGCAAGAAGGACGCCGACGACGACGGCAATCCCGATCCAGTGAACGAAGAGTCGTTTAGCGGGGGCGACGACTGTAGCGCGCCGCCATCGTGCAGCGGGTCGCCGATCATGTGCGGTCAGGCTCGTATTCAATGGCGCATCGACTGCAACACGCGCAAAAACCGGAATATTGCGGGCGGCACTTGTGCATCCATGCCGATCTGCACTGGGGAGAAGTGCGATGCGATGGAGTATGCGGCACTGCTGATGCAGTGGCGGTCTGCTTGTGCGCTGGAAAAGATGGCGCAGGGCAATGGGAATGGCGGCGGCGACAACGCTGACATTAAGGCGATTCGTGACGCGCTTACCGGCACTGGCGGGACTGTTACTTTGCCGCCTGATCGACCAGCGTCAGACGCATGGGCACCCGGTGGTGGCAAGGCCACCACGCCAGACACGAGCGGATACGGCTGGGGCGGAACGTGCCCCCAACCTCCGAGCATTGAAGTCTTCGGCAACGCAATTCAGATCAACACAGCACCTCTCTGTAACTGGCTGTTTCTAGGCGGCTACTTTGTCATGGGCCTCGCCGCGCTTGCCTCTCTCCGCATCGTTGCATCGAAGGACGCCTGACCATGCCTTGGCTTATCAGCTCGCTTCTCACCGGCCTTGCCGGAATCTTTCGTTCGAAGTGGGGCCCGTGGGTTACTGAGGCCATGGTGTGGCTCGGCTTGTCCTGGGCAACCAATGAGTTCCTCGTAGACCCGTGGATCCAGCAGATGGAACAGGCCATGCGAGCGGGCGCGCCCGGCGGTGAATTTGGCGCACTGGTGGTGGCCTATGCGGGCATCATGAAATTCGACGTGGCCTGCACGATGATTGCCTCGGCGGTGACTGCGAAGTTCGCCGTGGGTGCCGTGAAAACAGTACTGACGAAGCGGACCTGATATGCCTATCGAACTGTTTACTGGTCAGCCCGGCAATGGCAAAACAGCGCTGATGATGGAGCGGCTTGTCGCCGAGGCGAAGGCTGCAACCCGGCCAATCTTCGCCGCTGGCATCGACGGGCTTGATCCGGGCCTTGCGACTGTTCTGGATGATCCGCGGCACTGGAACAACAAGGACGCTGAGGGGAATTACATCGTTCCGGATGGGTCTCTGATCTTTGTCGATGAGGCGTGGAAGTGGTTCGGCCATCTGCATGACGCAACTCGCCAGCAGACGCCGCGTCACGTGCTTGAGCTGGCTGAGCATCGGCATCGTGGCCTGGACTTCGTATGGACCACGCAGCAGCCGAACCAGCTGTATCCGTTCGTGCGCGGCCTGATCGGATCGCACGCGCACGTGGTTCGTCGCTTCGGTACGAAGATGCTCGACGTCTATCGCTGGGGCGAGTTGAACGAGGAAATCAAGTCACTTGCGAAGCGTGACATGGCGCAGCGCACGACCCGGCTCCTGCCGTCGCAGGTTTTCGGCCAGTACAAGTCTGCTGAGGTCCACACGATCAAGGCGCGCATTCCATTCAAGGTGATGTTGCTGCCGGTGCTGGTTGTTGTTGCCCTCGTTTTCGCCTACTTGGCCTATAGGTCGCTCACTTCATCCGGCCTTACGGGGGGCGAGGGGAAAGAGGGGACGCAATCGGCGTCAGCCGATGCGGCCCCTTCGCCGTTCCGTCCAGCGGGAGCCAAGGAAGAGGCGCCGCGTTGGCCTACTGCCGCTGCGTACGCCAAGGACCATCTGCCTCGCATCAGCACCATGCCCTGGACTGCGCCGGTGTTCGATGAACGTCAGGCGCGTTCCGATCCGCAGTTGGTGTGTATGTCGTCACTGGAAGGGCTGGATGCGCAGGGCGTGCGACAGGAGGCCAGCTGCCGTTGTCTTACGGAGCAGGGCACAGCATATGAGCTGAGCCAGCCGGAATGCCGCACGCTCGCACGCAACGGACCTGTCTACAACCCGTACCGCGAACGTTCAGAGGAACGCAGTAAGCAGCGATTTGATGACTCCGGTCGATCCCAGCCGGATGCGGCAATGGGGCGTGTCGGTGGTGTGGCCCAGCACGTCGAGCGCTCCATGGGCACGTTTCCGGAGTCGCCGTCCTACCGATCGGATTCCTACATGACCACGGCGCCGGGGCCGAACAAGCTGTGA